GTTTCTAGATGCTAGTATTATTGATGAGATAGAGAGGCTAAAAGAAACAGATGAACACTACTGGAGAATATACGGACTAGGAGAGAGAGGGTATAGTAAAGCAACTATCTTTAAATACTATGAGACAGACAATGTACCATCTGATGCAGAGTTTGTGAGTTATGGATTAGATTACGGATACACGAATGATCCTACAGCTATGGTAGGGGTTTGGAAGCGAGGCTATGACTTATACATAAAAGAATGTATCTACCAAACTATGATGACTGGAAGAGACATACACCAAAAGCTTAAAGAGCTAGGAGTAGAGAGAGACTTAATATATGCTGACTCAGCAGAGCCGAGACTAAATGAAGAGCTAAGAAGAATGGGCTGGAATATAAGACCTAGTGTAAAGGGTAAAGATTCTATTAATGCTGGAATAGACTTACTAAAGAGATTTAAAATAAACATCACTAAAGATAGTAATAACGCTATACAAGAGTTTAGAGACTATAAGTGGTTAGAGGATAAAAGTGGAAAGCTTACTAATAAACCAGAGCCAAAGAATGATCACTTAATTGACAGTACGAGATACGCTTGTTACTCTATTATGAGTCAGCCTAACTTTGGTAAGTACGCAATCCGTTAAAACACATAAATTTTACGTTATATTATTATGAAGCTAAAACTAACAGTGCCTAATGATTTAGGAGAGATAAAGCTATCAGACTACGTTAAGTATCTGAAAGTATTAGAAGTCAATGAAGATGATGCCTACAGCGATGTATTTGTGCATCAAAAAGTATTAGAGATATTTTGTGGAGTACCACTACTAGATGCAGTAGAATACAAGATGTCAGATGTTAGGAAAGTGGTAAACATAATCACAGCTACACTAAACAAACAGCCAGACTTAGTAAGGACTTTTAAACTAGGAGATACTGAATTTGGATTTATACCTAAACTAGATGATATGACCTTTGGGGAGTATGTGGATCTAGATAGTAACTTAGGAAACTGGGATAATATGTATAAAGCTATGGCTGTTCTATACAGACCTATAAAACAAAAGATAGGAGACAAGTATTTAATAGATGACTATAAAGGAGACTTGTATTATGATGCTATGCTACACACACCTATGGATGCAGTAGTAAGCTCAATGGTTTTTTTTTACAATTTAGGGAAAGAATTGTCGATAGCTATGACGAAATATTTGGAGGAGGAGGGGACTCTGGAGGGCTTGACAGCTTCTCAAACTTCAATAATAAATGGGGTTGGTATCAATCAATACAAGCACTTAGCGGATTTAATGTGATGAATATAGATAAGGTTACTAAGCTAAATATACATAAGTGTTTATATGCTTTAGCCTTTATGAAAGATAAAACAGACTTAGAGAGAAAAAACATAAAAAAGAATTTTAAATGACAGCATTAACCCACAGAGGAGCTATAGCCTACTATGATGTAATGGATACCCTAAAGGATTTACTACTTACAGATGTAAACGTAAATACAGTAACCAGAGGAGACATCACACAAGTAAACCTAAATAAAGCAGATATATTTCCATTGTCTCATATTATGCTAAATAACGTCACAGAGGATGGTCAGACTATGACCTTTAGTTTTAGTATACTAGCTATGGATATAGTAGATACTAATAAGGAAGAGACTGCTGATATATTTAGAGGAAACAATAATGAGATGGATGTGCTTAATACTCAATTAGCAGTACTGAATAAGTTTATACAAAAACTAAGAAAGGGCACTACTCATAGAGAAGGATACCAAGTAGAGGGTAGTACTAGCTTAGATGCTTTTAAGGATAGGTTTGAGAATGAACTAGCTGGATGGTCTGTTTCTTTTTCTTTAGTGGTAATGAATAATATAGACATCTGTGAAAACTGATAACTTTAAAAAAGTATTAGGAGAAATAAGAGATCAAATAATAGAGGACTCTAAAAAGAACTTAGCTAAACAAGGTAAGGTAGGTAAGCTATATGAAAGTATAGAGGGTAGTACTGTTTACGAAACTAAAGATAAGATTTACTTCAATATAGAAATGGAGGACTATGGACTCTTTCAAGATAAAGGGGTAAAAGGTGCAGATCCTAGTAAACAAATAGTAAAAGAAAAATACAGAAAACCTCAACAAGCTCCTAACAGTCCTTATAAGTTTGGTAGTGGTAATATGAAAGGTACTTTTGATGACTTTGCTAATAGTGTAGGAGACTGGGCAAAGGGCAAAGGGTTTAGGCTAAGAGATGAGAAAGGTAGATTTGTTATAGGTACTTATGAAACTATAGGAAAGATTATAGCTAGGAACATATACTACAGAGGATTAAAGCCTAGCTTATTTTTTACTAATGCTTTTGAGAAAGCACAAAATGATATAGGCAGCAAATTAGAAAAAGCCTTAAAATTAGATACAGAGATAATGATTAAAATAACAGTAGACAAATGAGTAAGATTAACGTAAGAAGTCCATACTATGTAAGCACTGGTACAGTTACTAATTTAACTGGATGCACTTTAGACTTGTATATATACGAAGGGCAGCAACAATTTGATAGACCAAGTAACCCTACTTACACAATAGAATCTACTGCGGTGTTAAATAAGTCAGTCTTTGAAATATCAGAACTAGTTAGAGATTACTTTACTAACTCTTTTGATGGAGATTATGCAAGTGCTAATTTATGGGTAGATTATCAACTAACAGAGTTTATATCTGGAGTAGCACAAACACCACAAACAATTGTAGACCTAACTGCTTTTTATAGTTATGGTTATTTTGAAGATGGTGCTAACCCACAAAACGATAGCGGACTATTGCAGTCAAACACAAAGGTTGTAAAGCTAGATGATGCACCAGCTACAATACCAGTAGATACGTCAAAGACTACACAAGTAACATACGAACTTAACGGAGAATTAGTATACACCAAAACTATAACAAGTAGCGATGAAAACGAAGAGCAAATAGAGTACGTTACAAACGGAGTTAATGGATCTGATGAGTTTGAGGATAGAGTTATACAAGATGGTGGTACGTTTGAGGGTAGTAGTTGTTTAAATGAGTTTGCTAATGAGTTTACTTTATTTGACTTTGATACTATATATATTGATACAGATGATGGAGTTATAAAGCTAACAGTAGACAATATAGAGGAGTGTAAGTATGATCCTTATAAAGTAACGTTTGTAAACAAGTATGGTGCTTTACAATCTATATGGTTCTTTAAAAGGACTAACGAGACACTAACTACTAAAACAGAAAAATTTAAGCGTAATATAGTTTCCAATGGCAGCTATAACGTAAGTAGACATCAACAAAAGATACTCACTAAAAACGGAAGTGAGAAGCTAACGCTAAACACTGGCTTTTATCCAGAGGAGTATAACGATGTATTTAAGCAGATGCAGTTAAGTGAAGATTGTTGGATTGAGATAAACTCACAGACGCTACCAATAAATGTAAGCAGTAGCAGTTTGAATTACAAAACACACTTAAACGACAAACTAATAAACTATACTATAGAGTTAGACTTTGCTTTCGATACTATAAACAACATACGATAGATGCAGATAATAGAACTATATATAACTGCTGGAGATACTATACAAGGCTTTAATACTAGTGTAAACACTAACCAATTAATAGGCTTATCAGATTCAGAATTTACAAGCACAGTTAAGGTAGGAGCAAAAGTGAGAAATATTGATGACGATACAGAGGCTTTTGTAACTTCTGTTGTTAGTGATACAGTATTAAACTTATCTGCTGATATATTTACTGTAGCTAATAAGTCGTATATAATATCTGGATTGTTAGAAAGACTAGATCTATTTGGAGATGAGAGTGTGAGTGTAACTGATTCTATTAAGAATGTAAGAGATGTAGCTAAAGTATTTACACCTTTTAGCCAACAGTTTAACGTTCCAGCATCTAAAAACAACAATAAGATATTCAAGCACTACGAAAACTCTGACATACTGAACAGCTTTGATGCAAGATATAAAGCAGATGCTCTTATAAAATTAAATGGAGCAGACTATAAAAAGGGAAAGATAAGGCTAGGTAGTGTGACAATGAAAGAGAATAAGCCACACGCATACAAGCTAGTATTCTTTGGGGAAACAATAGAGTTTAAAGATGTACTCGCAGAGAATGAGTTAAGCAGTTTAGAATTTCCAAGCAGTTTGAATTTCCCATACACACACGCTAACGGATTACAAAAGTTTACTAATCTATCAGAGGTATGTATGCCACTTATTACTCATAGTAAAAATATGAGATTTGATAATAATGGATATAAAAGCACAGACAATACTTTTTTAAACTTTAGAGATTTAAAACCAGCTATAAAGGTTAAGACAATTATAGAAGCTATTGAGAATGACTATGCAGAGATAGACTTTACAGACGAGTTTTTTAATGGGGAACAGATTAATAACCTATACTTGTGGATGCACAAAGAAAAAGGTTTTATGCGTAATGCTGAAGAATCTGAAGAAGCATCAAATACTATATCTACAAGGTTTGGAGCTGACCAGTCAATAGGATGGGTTTTAAGTAGTGGAGATGATATTAGAACTATACCAGCTTATATATCATTTTCTAATGGATTTAATAGATTTGTCAGTTTTGTAATAACAGTAAACATTTCTAGTCAAACTGATGTATACAGTATTTTTATAAGAAGAGCTTCTGATAATGTGATAATAGCATCTTTAGAAGAACTGACTGGTAGTCAAACTTTAGATCCAATTATAATAAATGCTTTTAATTATGGTATTGGGACTTTAGATGTATATGTAGACTTTGTATCTGAAAATGTTTTATCATTAAACGCTTTTACTTTAGGTGCTACTTATAGCTCAAATAATTATAATACACTATCATTCTCTTCAACTTCTGGTGTATATACTTCTCCATCTTTGACTTCTGCTAATGAGATTATTATAGCAGAGCATATGCCTAAAATGAAGATAATGGATTTCTTATCCAACTTGTTTAAGATGTTTAATTTAGTGGCTTATAAGCAAGGGGATAAAATAAGAGTAATACCTTTAAATGAATTTTATAGCGAGGGAGTAAACTATGATATAACTAAATATGTAGATGTTGAAAATTCAGAGATAAAAAAGGTGCTACAGTATAGAAATATAAAGCTAGACTTTAAAAGCAGAAAATCATTTTTAGTACAGAAGCAACAAGAGTTACTTGGTAATATATTTGCAGAAGAAAGTTATGGTAATAATAACTGGGATGGTGGAGACTATAAAATAGAATTAGATTTTGAGAAAATGCTTTATGAAAGATTAAGCAATGCAAATACTGGTGCTTTATCAACTATTTGTCAAGGTGCTATGTTAGATAAAGACTTTAATCCCACTATAGGAAAGCCTTTATTATTGTACATCAAAAACGAAGCTACTACAAATGACTTTGAGTTTGAGGATACTTCTACAAGCACAACAACTACTATAGCTAATTACAATAGACCATCTCAAATATATGTACAAAGCAGTGGTGTTGTATTAAGCGGTTCATCATCATTAAACTTTGGCATAGAAGCAGATGAGTTTTTTCTAGAGCCTAAAGGCACTAACCTATTTGCTAAATACTATGCAGATTATATTATAGGGGTTTTTGATAGACAAGGTAGGATATTAACTGTAGATGCGTATTTGCCTTTACATATAATACTAAACTACAACTTAAACGATAGATTTATAGTAGCCAACAAGGTATATAGGATTAATTCTATAAAGACTAATTTACTAACTAACAAAAGTAAGCTAGAACTTTATTCATCTACAGAATCTGTTACAGAATTAGAAAATAACCAAACTGCTTCTTTAGAAAGAGTAGCACAAGTTACAGTTTCCTCTAAAACATCAACAGCTATTGACATAACTTGGACTGCAGTTACTGGTGTTGTTGGTTATGATATTATTTTAAATGGTGGTGTACTTGTAACAACTTTAGGAACAACCATAAAGATATCTCCTTTAGAAAGCGGTACGACATACAATATAGGAGTAAGAGCAAAATACGATATAAGTGGAAACGATGTTTACTCACTTGATACAACTATAACAGAAACAACATTATGATAAAAGATATATTAGAAGCTTTAGAGTTTGACTTTAGAGGAGAATACATAGATATAGCGAAAGGCAAATATAAAATGCCAGAAACTATAAAAGAAAGCGTAAAACAATTTAAGGAAGAGATATGGCAGAAAAAGTAGAGATAGATGTAGTAGCTAAAACTGACAAAGCAGTAAAAGCAATTAATG